GCACGAATCCGATCATTCTCTTCAATCCGGCGCGCATCTTTGCGAGCGTCGCGGATGACTGAAGCAATCAAAGCGATTGCAGCGATAACAAAGAAAATTGCTAGTGTTGTGTTCATTTTGCCAACTCCATAAAAAACACATAAATAACATAAAAGAAAAGCAACATTGCAGGCACATACCAAGCCAAGCCTTCAAAGAATCTTGACTTGAAACACTTGCGGCGATCGTTACGCATAAATAATTCCTTCTATCTTTGCTATTGCTGATTGTAGGTTTTCTACGGTTAAATCAGTTGTTGGAATAAACCATGTGCCATCCGTGTTAATCATAAACACATCGAAATGCCCGTAGCCGTCTTTACTGTACACGTTGGCAACTAGCTTGTTGCTCATGTTGCTAGTGGCAAAACAAGCAGCGTAAAGCTCGCCAGTTAGCTGCATGATTACTGGATTGATTTGCATATCGATTAATGTCGATGCGCGCTCTAAGCGCGTTTTAGACCACTTGCGCACAGTATGGTGCGACAGGTTGTAATGCTTTGCGATTTCGCGTGGTGTTTTCATTTTGTTTCCTAGTTTGTTGTTGCTTGAACTCAATATAGTACCATGTCCGGTCACGGTCAAGCGCCAAATCAAAAAAAAGGCGAATTATTTTTCGCCTAGTTCGCTCAGGTATGAAATCCGCGCCTCAATGCTCTGAATCGCCTCGCGCAAATCCTGCAATTCACTTTTAACGCCTCGCTTGCCTGGTGCAAGTAACTTCTTCAAGGCATGATCAATCTCAGGCGAGCCACTTGGAAAAGCATTAAGCACTCTGTAAACGTCCACAGTGCATTTGCCGCTTCCGTACTTGCCAATGATGGTTCTGTCGTATTTGTTGGTTTGTGGTGCTGCTGGCCGCGCTTGTTCGTGCTGCTCACGTTGTTCGTCGTAGTGTCCCATGTCATCCTCTGTTCTGTTCAATCCAATATTGTTGATCCGCTCGTCGGTTTCTGGCCATTGTTGGGGGTGCTCGCAGTAGTCGTTGCTGCTAGAAATTATAATGTCAAGCTCATCGCCATAGTTGCAAAATCTATTTTGAGTGAGGCTATGCAGAGCTGCGTACTTGCCGCATCTTTGCCAGTAATTCCCTTTAGCATAAAACTCTGACCCTTCAGGCGCCTTACTCCAATCTATTGCCATGATTTCAACCCCATATTAATTCGCTTCATATTCCACTTACACGCCATCTTAATGGCATCATCAATATCTTTCTCATTCGGCTCGTCACGATTGCGCTCAAGGCATAGTTGCTGAGCGGTGACTAGTTCGAATTCGGTTGGTGGTAGGTCCATTCACGCTCCGACCATCTAAAATCAGGAAATTGACCATCTAACGAAAATCCTTTACTGCTTGTGCTTTTTGGTATTGGCGGCATGACTGCAACGCAAGACTCACAAAGGCAGCGATAACCGCCAAGCTGATCAAGCGGCTTTTCAGTGTTGCAGCCATCGCAAAAGAAAGTATCTTCCACATCAAACTCCAAAGCGCCCGAAGGCGCTGCTAGTTAATTAAAATGGTATTTCTTGGTCAAAATCAATATTCGGCTCTGCTGGCCCACGTTGCTGCATAGGCTGCCCTATCTGCGGTTGATAGTTTTGCTGCGGTTGGCGTGGCTGATTGTATGACTGCTGCGGTTGTTGTTGCGGCTGCGGCCTTTGCTGTTGCGGCTGCTGTGCTTGACTGTTGCTTGACTGAGGTGCATGAACAAAGCCAAGTTTCGCATCAAGCAATTCAATCGACAGGCTTAATCCGTTTTGGCCTTGGAACTGGCGAATTTTCAGCTTATCACCTGAGACCTCAACTACAGCACCTTCGACCAATACTTGCTGGTAGAATTGCACTTGAGCCGGAGCTTTGGCGAATACTACAGCTTCATAATTTGTCCAAGCGTCTGCTTTTGATTCTCTATCATAAAACTTAACACCTAAGCGAATGCCGAAGCCTGTTGACTCGCCTGCTTGGAATTGCGTTGCGGCTTTGTTTAGTTTGCCGACTACTGTTGTTGCCATTATTTTGCTTTCCTTCTTTGTAAGATTTTTTTTAACCAATTCACGCTTTTCGCGCAATAAACTATTTTTTTAGGATGCTCAAATCGCCAGGTTAAACCTTGTTGATCTTCCATCCAGTCATCACCAAATCCAAAATTGTGCAGTTCTTCAGAGTTTACGCGCCACTTGCGCAAAGTTACCGGATGCACGCCGAGAGTGTCGGCGGCTTCCGCTGTTGTCATTGTTTCAATCATTGCTCAAACGCCTCATAAATTTCCTGAAGGTCTCGCAGTGCAATTTCTGCGCGTTGGTCAAACTCGCGCATCATCTTTTCATCACGCGCAAACTTTACAACATGCAACTGCTTAGATTTAAAGCGCGGATCATACTTGGCAACATACCAAGAATCTGCACCGCTAACCCACATGCAAAACTGGATTTGCTTCACTTCTTCTTTCTTTGGCATGTTGTCGCGAACAAACTTGATAAACTCACGGCTAGACCATGGACATTTCAACTCAAGTCCTGCGCCATCACTGCAGATGCCATCAGGCGAACATCCAAAGCTGCCGGTTAAGTCGCGATAGATGAAAGGCACTTGCTCGACAGTTAAGCCGGTAATGAATTCAAAAGCAGCGTATGCGCTTGACTCATGATCGCGGCCCCATTGCAGAGCTTTTGCGTTTATTTCCTCCGGCAGCTCACCGGTTAACTGCTCCGCGGCTTTTTCTGCAATGTAGTTTTTGTAAGTGTCTGTGCTTTCACCGGCTAAAAAATCACTGGCTTTGCTGGCGGTAATAACGCCAAGCCGAGCGCGGAACCATTCAGGCGATCGCTGCTCAATAACTGCAGGATTAAAACCAAGCCGGCCTAAATGCTCTGCAAGTTGCGCTAAGATTAAATCCTTACTGAGCTTCATTTGCTTTCTCCGCTTCTTTGTTGATGCGTTTTAGCTTTTCATTCAGCATGCCAATTACAATATTTGCAGCTTGCTCAGGTAATTGCTGAAAGCTGTATACTTGTCCGTATTTCAACACATTCAAGCAAACGTGCTGCATGATTGTGCCTTCTTCTGTTGCGGTCGCTGCAAGTAAATCGTAAAAGCTGCTAATTTGCTGCGCGGTGGCGTAAACAATCTCAGGCTCTTTATAGTTGCGGCTTTCGTCATTCTCTCCGGTTTCAATTGCAAACACTTTGAGGATTGCAGACTTTGTTGCGTAGGTAACGGCTTTACCTGGCGCTTTGTCTCCGTTGTCGTTGGCATGGCCTACAATCCGAACTGTTAACCGGTCTGAGCCGTCATCAATATTTACAAAGTGAATGTTAAACTCGCCTTCATAAAGCATCATTGCAATATCTTTCGACTTATCGCGAGCAACTTACACTTTTGACTCAAGCTGCTCTGGATAAATTACAATGCCATTTTTAACAACGGATTCTCGCACCATTGCTACAACTTGATCATGGCTGACTGCAGAGTAATTAGCGCCACCGCCAGAAACCTTCTTGTCTTTCTTGATATAGTCAATTTCTTGCATCACAGCGTTGATGCGTTGGAAGATGTTTTTAGCGCTTGGCTGCGCTTTGCTTGTTGTCATTTATCTTTCCTATTAAGTTAAACCGCTTGGAAATAGTAGCCAAATAGCTACTATAACTCAAGCTCTTTTATAATGTTTTTCGCAGCATCAAGGCCAAACGCAACAAAGCACCGATTGCCGGCCGTAGCCATGGTAGATAAAACCTGCAATTGGCGCTCGAAGTGCTGGCGGCTTTTCTTGCTTCTCAATGACTGCTTTACGCATTTGCGTTTCATTTCGATATAAATTGCCGGCACAGTTGCAATGCAAACATCCGGCGCACCATCTAGCACGCCTTTCTTTTTATCCATCACAATGCCTTGCACCGGCTTCATTGACTCATTTGGAATGTGGTAAATCAAATTATCCAGATGTGGATAATTAAACCTCAGCCAAGAAACAAAGCTGATTAAATCTGCATCCTCGCTATTGCAAGCGCCGGCATAATCACCGCCAGAGATCGCGACGTTATCCGGTATTTCTGCAGTGTAAAACTTAGTTACTTTCAGCAATTTCATTTGTCACGACCTCATCAGCCGACTTGAACTTTTTACGGTTGATCACTGAATATCCTTTCGGGTTTATCCGGTGCGTTATGTGTGTCGGAACTTCTGCAAATTGGTTAATTGCCGCGGCAATTTCTGCATTGCTCCGCGGGCGCATGATTTTATTTTTAACGTCCGGCAATGGCGCATGCTGCTGCAGCCATCTGTACCACATATTTTTGATATGCGGCTGCGGGCTAAACGGGCTGAAAAACTCGCGTGCAACTTCTGGCTTTTCTGCGCCATCATCGAAATAAGTGCTATCAAGTTGATAAGTAATTATTAAGTTATCGCCTTTACCTGGCGATGCCTTAAATGACTTCACCGGCTTAAAATCTGCGTCAGTGTATGCTTTGTTCAACAGCTTTGCATTTGGATCAATCAGCACAGCGCCACAATGGCGGCAATCTTTTGCAGTTGTATCGTTATGCGCTCCGCAGTTATTGCACTGGCGGAAAATCCAAAAGTGATCACAGCGCTGGCCTTGCGCATCAATGCCGCTGCAGCGTCGCGCATGTTTACTGTTTAATGTACTGCACTTTGGGCATTCAATTGAATCATCACGTTTGCCTTGCAGTTTCTGCTGCAGAGCTTGGTTTACAATTGGGTCATCGTAAATGTCGCCCATGGATTCAAAAGTATCTGTGAAATCCAATACAAGCGCATCAGACTTTTTCACGCCTTGCGCTACCTGCTCAGGTTTTAATTGTCGCAGCACTCGACCGGTTAGCTGTATAAGCAATGTTAAGCTGCCAATCTTGCGCAGAATCACTAGCAAGTCCCACCGCGGCACATTTACACCGGTTGTTAAGCAAGTGATCTGGATCACATACTTAATCTCACCGCTTTTCGCTTTGTCTAAAATTGCTTTGCGGTTTTTGGTGCTGGTGTCATCGGTAACAATGCCCCACGTGCCGGCAGGCAAACATTCCGCCACCTGCTCGCAGTGCTTTTTGCTGGCGCATGTGATCAGAACTCCATTCCTACCAGCTGCAATTGCTTGCACTTGCTCCATGATTTGCTGAGTCATGGTTTTATCTTTGGTAAGTTTTCTTCCCATTGCGGCAAGTTCTTTTGCAGTGAAATCGTGCGCTCCTTCGCCGCCGACCGGCTTAAACTCGCCAAGATCATAATGGTGATCATCATCGCCAAAGCCAAAAATTGGCGGAACCAAAAAGCCAAGCTGAATAAGCTGCATTGTGCCAACGTCGGAAAGCTGGTGCTTCCAGTATGGGCCTTTAATTGCTTCAGTGCCGCGGTATGGTGAACCGGTATATCCAATCACTCGCAGCTTTGGTTTTTTCATTTTGAAGTGCGCAATTATCTTTGCGTATTGTGAAAACTCTTTATTGTAAAAAAGTTCATCAAATCTCTGGCTGTAGTCATCGCTGTTTTTTAACTCTGCAATTAATTCGCGTTGACTTTCAGCCAGCTCGCAGCAGTCAATAACATCCTGCCAATGCATCATGTGGCATTCATCGATTAAAATGCAATCCGGTAGCCACTCACTAAACACATCAAGCAAGTGGTTGCTTACAGTGCCTTCAGTACCCATAACGCAATTGAATACTGTGCTTTTCTTGTTTAGGCTTGCGCTAAAAATTGAAGTCTTAACGCCAATCGACCAAGCATCATCGGCGTTCTGTTCAATCAATTCACCTTGTCGAGCCAATACCAGCACTTTTCCGCCTTTGCTAACAACGTGCTGACACATGAAAGCGATGTTGATAGTTTTGCCAGCGCCAACACTCATGTTATGAAAAGCTGGCTCTGCACTTGCTTTGCAGTGTTCAATGGTTGCGATATGAGCCGGTAACTGATATTCCGGCCGCAGTTGATAAGTCATTTCTTTTTCTTCCTGTTGTTATGCTAATTTCGGGTTGATGTAAATTGTGCCTTCATGCTCGACAATATATCCGCGCTTCTGCAGTTCAGGTAAGTATTCATCCCTGAGTTTTTCAGTTAATCCGGTAACGTTGGAAAGCGCTCCGCGCCCTTTTACGTTGTCTCTAAATTGTGCAATTTTCAGGATTGTCTTTTTCTTCTGGCTGAGCTCCTGCAGTTTTGATGCAATATATGCGCACTCAGTCAGCTTGCCCGCGTAGCCTAAATCATCAGCAGCTTTAATGTATGTTTGACTTAACTGGTCAAAAATAGCGATCGCAGATGAAACGGTCTCTTTTAAAACCTTAACTTGCTTTCTGCCATCAGCCTTCCAGTTTTCAGCGATATGCAATAGGCAAGCTATTTTAATAATCTGCTTATCCGCTTTACCCATGGCTCCACGCAGCATTGTGTTGCTATACATCCGGCCATCAGCAAGCTCCGGCTCAATAGCTTGTCTGAATTTAATAATCTCACTCATTCCAGCGGTGGATATTTTTAAGACAATTTCACCAGAAAGCACGCACGATTGGATCAAATTGAAATACAAATCTTTAAGCTCTTTTGGCGCAGGAGTCCATTGAGATAAATTTCTTGTGCCAAGTATTGGCCGCTCAGAAAGCATTAAAATCCGCTCAGAAACTCCGCGGCCAGACATACCAGCCTGCAAAATACCTTTTATCGCATCTTGCTGAGCAATAACCGCAACACTTCCGAAAACGTAACCTGAGTTATCTCCGCGGGTTACGCGGCTTGAGCTCAGCCATTCATTATCCCAGGCTTTCAAGAAAAGCTCATAGTTTGCAGCTTTTGAAGAATCTCCATAAGTGCTGCCCATGATTACACTAATAGCTTCGGCCTCTGCGCTTATAATGTTAATCATTCCGCCTTGTTTGAATGCTTTTGATTCTGCAGCTTCTGCAGTTGTATTTGATACAGCATAATCAATTCGGCCTAAACTTTTTACCTTCGCTTGCAGTTCAAAGATCTCATCTTCAAGCCCGCCAGCTTTGTCGTTTCGTTCTTCAAGTTCCTCAAGCTCTTTAACTAGCCGGCTTCGCTTTTTTGCGTTTTCTTTGTTTAACGCATCAAATGCCATGGCTATTGGTTTGCAAAAAAATCCATTTACACCGGATTTCCCTGAGCTTGGCGGCTGCGCTGTTACGGCGTAAAGATTGCACGCGCATTGATCGTTGTAATACTCATATTTAAAAGTTCTGTTTACTGCAGCGCTCAATACCGCCAAGCCATGAAGAAAAACCGTATTGGCAGGAAACTTGTATTCTTCACCAATCGCTTTGCATAACTCACCAAACCATCCGCCATGTTTAATTAAATCAACTTCGGCATACTCTCTATCAGTACCGCTTATGTAATCAATATCCTGCCAGTACATCGGGTTTTTAATGTTTGCGTTATGCAAATCCATCGCGGCGATCGGCAGTGGTAAGTTTTCTTTTCGTGCGTGTTGTTGCGCTTTTGCGTAATCAGGCGTGATCATAATTAACCTCAATCATTGCTGCAGCTTGTACAGCATCCATCCATTTGACGTGTCTTGAGCTTTCGATACTTCCAACAGGGAACCACAAATCAACATCACCGCAAGCATTCAGTGCGTTTTCAATTGATCTAGACGTGGGTTGTCTAATATAGCACTCAGTTGCACCCGAGAACTTAAACGCGCTCACATCAGTTGAAAACATAACCGGCAGGCGAGTAATCAAGTTCACAAGAATTGATGTTATCAAGTCAGTGCAGAAAATAAGCGGCTTATCTGAGCCTGTAAGCTCTGCAAACTCAGAGTTAAGTCGAATAGCAGAGCCAACATAAAAACCGCACTGACGCGCTCTGGCGCTTCCTGCATAGCTAACGCGATTAACGCCATCAGTGCAAGCAACTGCAGTAATATTGCCAGTGTGAAAGTCGAACATTGGCGCAGCGATTAATCCTTGATACTCCATCAGGTCAGGCCATGATCTCGGATCAATGCCTACGCTTTGCAAGATGCTGTTACCAGGCGGCAGCGGTTTGCATGTGCGCAAGTGTTGGTCGATTAATTTCATAGTTTATCAGCCGGCTTGTTGATAATTAGTCCTGAGTTTACTGATAAATTGCCGTCAGAAATCTCTTGCGACAAATAGCAAAACAAATTAGGCAGCCAATAACCTCTGCTCAACCACAACTCAACGCAATCTGAAATGCTTTTGCCTATAAGCTCGTGATTAAAAGTAGATTCTGCAGCATTGAAATTTTCAGTACCCCTCGCGAATTGCGCAAAGCTTTTAGCACAAATCTCAACACCTTTAGTAAAGTTACCTCCGCCAGCTCTTTGCATCCTCTGCTTAGCTGATAAGCTGACAACTGCACTGATCGCAGCCTTGTCTTTATGTTTTAATGTTTTACTTTTGCTCATTTTTATCTGCCTGTTTAGATGGTCAGCTATCACTATAAATACATATATAGAAAAGTCAATTAAAAGTTATATAATCTCAGGTTATTTTTGCGGGCAGGCTGAAATGTCTACGGACACCTGCGGGCAGTCGTGCCCCAGCTTGCGAGCCGCGCCAGCATTGGCTTTCAGGTGTTTTTTGCTTTCTGCGGGCACTTTTTTCCATATCAGCACATCTGAATAAGTAAAAAATAGGAATAATTAAAAATAAAAATAAAATACTACTACTAATGCCCGTATATATATCTATTTACTCTGTAAGCCTTTATTCACTAGGGCTGCAGGCTGGGGCAGTGAGTGTCCGTGAGTGTCCGTGAGTGTCCGTGGCGGGCAAATCTTACAAAATAAAGCAACTTTCAGCTTGACCATTGGCGCACATCTGATACACTTGCCTAAACAATGACGGAGAGATGAAATGAAACAAATCAGCGACCTAGTGCGCAAATACGGCTCATTACGCAAAACAGGCAAGGTGCTAAACCGATGCCATGCCACCATCGATAGATGGGTTAAGGCAGGCGCATTGATTGACGGTGATGGCGTTGTTTGGATTAAGACGGCAGAGACAGGATTTAAGCAAGGGGAAGAAGAATGAGTAAAGTGGGGAAAGGCTTTAAATATTTGATTGCGTTCACTTGGGGAATACTTTGTGCGGCAGCAGGATTTAGCGTTACTACACTGTCAGGCTTTGCGCTTGTAAGTGTTGGCTCTGTTGTTATTTGGTTTTATTGCACAGAATTGGAGGAAAAGAAATGAGCGAACAAATGCGGAAAGAGTTTATCAAGTTTGCAAACCACTGGCGGTACGATTTAACGCTTGATGAAAATGATTTTTATGAATGCGCTGTCACTCAGCGCGTTTGGGATTCTTGGAGTGCAGCATGGCAAGCCAGCCGAGCGGCGATTGTTGTTGAGTTGCCAGGCAGTTACGAATATCCAGATGGCGTTAAATATCTTGATGAAGATGCAGTTATGTTTTCACTAGAACAGTCAGGAGTCTCGTACAAATGAAAGGCTTAACATACCAAGTAAAACAAAAAGCCACCAACGGCGTGTTGCGGCTGTCGGAGTTGGGGCCAAACAGTCTTGAGATTGCCAAGCGCTTAATCGCGCAAGGCGAGCTGATTAAATCAAAGTGTGGAACTGGTTTTGTGATTGGGGAGTTGAAGAAATGAGCTTGGAAATAGTTTTAAGGGTTATACGTTACGATAAAGAAAGCAACACATGCAGAGCTATCGACTCTTTTGGCAGAGATTTTGACTTTGATCCGTTTGTTAGTTGCGCAATCAAAATGACTGATGAGCAGTATGCGGGCGACTTTGGATTTTCTATTGTTGGCAATGGCTATGTTGCATCAGATTACTCTTTTTCTAATGGCCAGCTAGTACCGCATGAGAATGGCTTAGTTTTGTTTAGAGAGGCGAAATGATGGCAGCTTACGACCTTTGGAAAACAATCGACCATCAAGGCGAGCGCGACAGCTTAGAGCAAGCTCAGCTAGAACACTTAGCGCAGCAGATTCGAAGCGATATGAAGGCGAGCGACTTCATAAATGAGATTGACCAAGACGCTTCATTCGACACCGACTGCATCAAGGCGATTCAAATGCTTTTCATTGGCGCTGACCCGGCAACTTGTGCGAATGTTTTTACTAAGTTTGCTGATAATTGGTTAGACCGTCAAGCAATGAAGTTAGCTCAACAGTATAGCAAATAGCGCTTCGGCGCCTGAGGGAAGAAGAAATGAACGTCAGAGACATATTGCAAGATAAGAAACTTGACGATTACACATCGACAGCAACGCGAGAGCAGTTGATCGAATTGCGTAATGTTGCATCTGTGCAGCTTGGCAAGCAAAAACTGCTTGAAGTAAACAACCAATCAGCGTTGCAAAAGTACATAAACTTTCTAAGCGCAGTTATCCAGGAGTGCGATACCGCAATCGCGAAACAGAAAGTTGGCAATAAAAACAAAATGGCGGAGCTTATCGAGACGGCAGAGAAGTTTAAAAAGTTTAAGCGGCTAGTTTGCAACCGCGTTGGTCAAGCGGCTTATCAAGAGCTGTTGAAGGAGTTGTACAGTGACTAAGCGCAAACCACACAACCAAAACAAAAGGCTCATAACGCAGTCAATCATAGCAATGCGCAACTTAGCGTTGACTATGAAACTATCAGAAGTTGATAAAGGCGTTGATGTAATCAATTACAAGACGAGCAAGCCTGAACCAGTAGGTCAGTCAATCGCGCAGGCTTTAGACCGCACTGCGTTTAAATGGGCTATCTTATTAGTGGTTAACGCAGTCGAGCGCAACGGAAAGAGCAAGACGCTAACCAAGTGGACGAGATTAGCAGCGCCGTATAAGCACAGTGCGTTAACTGAGTGGCTGAGAGTTGAACATCAGGCTATGATTGACGATTGCAAAGGCAAGTGCGAAGTTGTTGATGCTTCATGGTGCGCCGTGCCTACGCCGCCAGCTTTTGTTGATGATTTGACCGAGCAGATATTGATTGATAACTTATTGGAGTTGATAGCATGAACACATACCGCATAGCAGCAACAACACGCGCAGGCGACTTTATCCAGACAGAAATCACAGCAAGCAACATGCTAGCACTTGTGCAGCCTATGGTTTACGAGTTAGCAGTAGAGCATAAGACTTGTATTGATGATGTTGTTGAGCTTGATATTAGTGAGGTGGAATAAATGAAATCAATTGACACTTATCTTTGCAAACAGGAAAAGAAAGAGTTTTCATTCATCTTCATGGGCGTTGATTACTTTGTTGGAGATAGCATTAGCAAAGAAACTCAAGAGCGCATGTTGTGGGCTTTAAAGAATCAGCCAATTGGAGACTTGCAAAAAGAAATTAAACTTGGAAGGTTTATTGCTACAGAAATTGTGGATTGCGCACTGTGATTCAACTAGCAGCTTTCGGGCTGCTTTCTTTTGCGCTATACTCAACTAATCTGCCAGCGGTGCTGGTGTTTATTAAGCGGTGCTTGATATGAGTGAGTTAGGGCGACCATCTAAATACAAACCTGAGTACATCGAGCGAGCTTTAGAGTTTGTCGGTGAGCAAGGTAAATCTGTTACTCAGTTTGCTTTCGAGCTTCGAGTCAGCAAGTCAACTGTCTATCTGTGGGCGCAAGAGCATCAAGATTTTTCGGACGCATTAACGCTGGCGCAAGAGTGGAGCCAAGCTGCTTGGGAAACTAAGCTAGAAGATATGATGCTCTCAAGAGAGGTAAACGCGCCTCTTGTGAAGCTGTATTTTGCAAACAGATTCAAGTGGACTGATAAAGCTCCGGCTGATGAAGATGAAGAAACAAAAGCACAGCCATTGGCGATCACTTTTGAAGTTAGACATGCAGCAGACAGCATAGAAATAACGAATGCTAAGTCTTAGCGCTCCGCAGAACATCTTCCTTAATGGCCTGAATACCAAATATCGCGCTTACGTTGGCGGATTTGGTTCAGGCAAAACCTTTGTTGGCTGCTTGGATTTGCTGATATTCGCAAGTCAGAACCCGAAGACTGTGCAGGGCTATTTTGGCACTTCTTACCCTTCGATAAGGGATATTTTTTATCCGACATTCACCGAAGCCGCAGAAATGATGGGCTTTCGGGTTGATATTATCGAGAGTCACAAAGAGGTTCACATCTATCGCGGTCGCGTTTATTACGGGACTGTAATTTGTCGCTTAATGTATAATCCTGCATGCATAGTA